CGGCAGCCGCCAGCAAATTGCAAAGCGACTTCAAGAAAAGGGTTGGAAACCCAAAAAGCGTACCGAAAAAGGTAGCGTCATCGTCGACGAAGAAGTCCTCGCCAGTCTCGACTACCCGGAAGCCAAAGCCCTCGCAGAGTACATGATGCTACAAAAGCGTATAGCACAGATTACATCGTGGCTAGACGCAGTAGGTAGCGATGGTAGGGTTCATGGTCGTGTTATCACTAATGGCGCTATTAGCGGACGTGCAACGCATATGTCCCCTAATATGGCGCAAGTGCCAAACATGGACGCAGTATATGGCAAGGAATGTCGTTCGCTGTGGACAGTTGACGAAGGCAATGCGTTAGTAGGTGTTGACTTAGCACAGCTCGAACTGCGCTGCCTTGCTCATTATATGCACGATGAAGACTACACCAATACATTATTATCAGGAGACATCCATGAGAAAAACAGGCAAGCGGCTGGTCTTTCCACTAGAGCAGAAGCAAAGCGTTTTGGATTCGCATTTCTTTACGGGGCAGGTGGCGCAAAGATTGGTCAGATTCTTAATTGTTCAGCGCAAGAGGGACAAGCAGTTATTAATCGGTATCTCAAAGCGATGCCAAAACTCAAAAGTCTTCGTGACAAGATTGAAAGGATGTCTGCTAAAGGGACGATTCCGGGTCTTGACGGTAGGCGACTTAAGATACGCTCCGCACATTCGGCGGTCAATACACTCCTACAAGGCGCAGGAGCTATTGTCTCCAAGCAGTGGCTCGTCGAAGTCAGGAAAACGCTGCGGAGGCGCAAGATACCTTATAGACTTGTTGCATGGGTCCACGATGAGATACAGATTGAAACCTCGAAATCCGACGCTGAAGTCGTTGGACAAATCTGTGTCGAAGCGGCAAGGACTGCGGGGGTGGTTTTAAAGACACGGTGTCCAATGGATGCTGAATATCATGTAGGAACTAACTGGAGCGAAAGCCACTAAAATGACAGAAGAAAAAGACGAGAACTTACTTGGGATGGTGGCTGTGTCTGCCTACAAAGATGGGACTTATTCGCTGAGTTCTTCCTTTGACTTAGAGGAAACATACGAGCTTTTGAAGGACGCAGTGTTGGATATAGAGGACGGTACACTAGAAGAAAGTATCAACCACTATACCCAAACCTTGCAGTAGTTGTGGTATAATGTTGTTTGCAGTATTCATAAACCGTAGTAGATAAGGAGTTTTAAAATGGAAATTAAACCAGTAAAAATCGAAGCAGAAATTCAGTGGGCTTTCTTTGACCGTGTAAACGACATGAGTGGCAAGTTCCAATGTGACTTGGCTAACCTGTCTGATAATGCTGTGAAAGCATTGGAGTCAATCGGTCTTGAGCCACGCAAGCGTGAAGACAAACCTGAGAAGGGTTGGTTCTTGACAGTGAAGTCAAACTATGCTATCCAGCCTTACGACAAAGAAGGCAACGAAGTCAAGGACACCGTAGGCAACGGCTCTAAAGCTGTGGCACTGATTAAGCCTTATAGCTGGACTTGGAAGAACAAGAAAGGTGTTAGCGCATCATTGGCAAAGATTGTCATTACCGACTTGGTAAAGTACAATGCCGAATCTGCTGCCGATGACTTGGATGACGACATCCTGTGATAACAGCACTCATTGATGCCGATAGCCTCTGCTACGCAGTGGGTTTCTCTAGTAACGACGCTGAGGAATACATTGCGATAGCAAGGCTTGAGGAAACAATGACTGAACTTTGTATGGACTTGGACTGTGAAGATTACAAGGGCTTCCTGACGGGCAAAGGCAACTTCCGTGATTCGATAGCAGTTACAGTTCCATACAAGGGTCAGAGAATATCCGAGAAACCAGTACATTTACAGGCGCTTAGAGACCACCTAGTGAACTCTTGGGGCTTTGAAGTAGTCAACGGTATTGAAGCAGATGATGCAGTTGGTATCGCTGCGTATGCGGTCTCTGAAGATGAATCCATCATGGTTCACATCGACAAAGATTTAAACCAGTTCAGAGGTTGGCATTACAACTACCGCAAGAAAGAAAAGTATTATGTCTCTGAGTTTGAAGGGTTACATTCGTTTTATACTCAGATATTAACAGGCGACAGGATTGACAACATTATTGGACTGAAAGGTATCGGTCCTGTTAAAGCAAAAAGGATACTAGAAGAATGTACAAACGAAAACGAACTATACGAAGCAGTCCTCAAAGCCTACGAGGGCGACCAGCAGCGAGTACTGGAGAACGCACAACTGCTGTGGCTGCAAAGAAGTCCAAATCAGACTTGGACACCGCCAAGCTCATCATCGTAGAGTGGTTAGATGCTCTAGCACAAGGTGAGTGGCATGAAGGTAAGCGTGAAGATTTAAAGTGTAAGACAGTAGGTTTTGTGGTGTTTGAAGACGATGAGCAAATTGAGTTAGCAGGAACCATCACTGCAGGAATGTGTAACAACAGTATCACTATTCCTAAGAAGATGCTGACAAAGGTAAAGGAAATTAAAGTTGAAAACAAGCTCCGCAAAACAAAAAGGAAGGCTGCTCCAGCAGTGGACAGTAAAGCAGTTACTGGAGAGGTATCCACAACTAACTGACAAAGACTTACGCAGTTGTCCAATGGGTAGTCACGGTGAAGATGTGGTGATGTCTCAGTTTGCTAAAGAGGAACTTCCAGCTACATTTGAATGTAAGTCTTTAGCAAAGATTGCTGTGTATAATTACTACGAGCAATGTAAGAAACATGGCGATGGTGAACCGATTGTTATTATCAAGCAAAACAATTCAAAGCCATTAGCAATTATTGATGCAGAAGTTCTATTTGATTTGATGTCCTACAACGGAGATGAAGACGATGATGAGTGAAGACAAAGAAATTAACCTGAAGATTGAACTATCAGACTTAGAAGGTGTACAAACCTACGATGGTGATTTTACTTACGATGTGTCGTGGGTTAAGTTAGTTAATAAGTTTGCTGACTTCTTGACGCTACAATACGGTTATTCGGTTGCAGATAGACTTGTGTTTTTAACAGACTATCCACAGATTACTAATCAAGATGGCGGTGTAAACCACATCACTAATGAGGAGTACCAAATGATTCTAAAGAATCGTGAGCGTAGCGACTTGTTTAGTGACTGGGATGACGAAGAATGAAAATACTTCTTCTTGACATCGAAACTGCGCCGATGACAGCATTGGTGTGGGGACTGTGGGACCAAAACATCTCACCTAACCACATCATTGATTCATCCAATATGCTTTGCTACGCTGCTAAGTGGCATGGCGATGAAACTGTTATATTTGATTCTGTTCATAATTCCAAACCCAAGAAGATGTTGAAAGGACTTCATGGACTTCTCTCCGATGCAGACGCTGTGGTTCACTATAATGGCAATAAGTTTGATATTCCTACTATTAATAAGGAATTCATCATCAATGATTTTAGTCCTCCTAGTCCCTATAAACAGATTGATTTGCTTCGTGTTGTTCGTAGCAACTTTAGGTTTCCTAGTAACAAGCTGGACTTCGTAGCACAACGTCTTGGTTTAGGTAAGAAGCAAGAGCATGAAGGCATGGAACTCTGGACAAAGTGCATGAAGGGTGATAAAGATGCGTGGAAGCGCATGGAGTCGTACAACATTCAAGACGTGGTGTTGCTAGAGTCGTTATACGACACACTCCGTCCTTGGATTAAGAACCATCCAAATCACAATATGTTCTCCGAAGGTGCTGTATGTCCTAATTGCTCGTCTACGCATCTACAGAAGCGTGGTACAGCGGTATCAGCCACTGGTGCATACCAACGCTACCAGTGCCGTGATTGTGGCACATGGAGTCAAGGAACTAAATCAACTCGTGGTCGTGTAGAAGTGAAAGGAATCGTATGAAAACCCCAGTAGCTATGCCAACACCATTTGGCTATATTCGTGAAGAAACCTTAGCTGACTTAATTAAAGGCTACAAAGATGGAATGGAAGACCCCGGTGACACTTTAAGTCGTCAAGTTGGTGGTACACACTACAAAAAAGGTGTCCAGCCGTGGACTATTGCCCTTGATTGGGGACTTGACCCGTGGTCACATAATGTGGTAAAATATATCCTCCGTTTCCCTTACAAGAACGGAAAAGAAGACCTAAAGAAGATTCAGCATTATTTAGAATTTTTGATAGAGAATTACGATGAAGTAAACAACAAGTATTACAAATAGAGAGAAACTATGCCTTTGCTATTGCACGAGATAAAAGAACGGTTAACCGCACTTGATGAAGTAACCTTGCTAGAATTGCTCAACATCAGCAGTGAAGACATAGTAGAAATGTTCTCAGACCGCATTGAGGACAACGCCGATAAACTAGAAAAGGAAGTTAATTAATATGGCAGCATACAACATGACCCCCTATAACACGTTCATAGCCAAATCCAGATACTCACGTTACTTGGACGATAAAGGTCGTCGTGAGCATTGGAATGAAACAGTAGCACGGTACTTTGACTTTATGGAAAAGCACTTAGCAGAAAAACAGAACTACACACTAACAAAAGAATTGCGTAATGAGTTAGAAACAGCAGTAACCGCATTAGATGTCGTACCTTCTATGCGTGCAGTAATGACAGCAGGACCTGCGCTAGAGCGCCAGAATGTAGCAGCATTTAACTGTTCTTATTTACCAATCGACGACCCAAAAGCCTTTGACGAAGCGATGTACATCCTTCTCTGTGGCACTGGTGTCGGTTTCTCTGTGGAGCAACAATATGTTTCTAAGTTACCTGAAGTGCCGACTCA